CTTGGATAAGGTTTGTGAAGAACACTTTGAGAAGATCCTTGAGAAGGCTTATGCAGAGCTTGCAACTACTGTTAATGCATATGACAATCGTATGGTTATGAAGCGAGAAGTTATCGCGGATCGTGGGATTTGGGTTGCTAAGAAACACTATATCCTCAATGTGCATAACAGTGAAGGTGTGCAGTACGCTAAACCAAAGATGAAGATGATGGGGATTGAAGCCGTTAAGTCTTCTACGCCTCAAGTCTGTCGTGATAAGTTCAAGCAAGCGTTTGATATCATTATGACATCTGATGAAAAGACTACTCAGAAGTTCATTGCAGACTTCCGTAAAGAGTTTAGTAAACTGACACCTGAACAGATCTCGTTCCCGCGCGGAGTAACAGATATTGATAAACACTATGATCGTAAGATGATCTATGGTAAAGCATGTCCTATTCACGTGCGTGGGTCTTTGTTGTACAACCATTACATCAAAGAGAAAGGATTGGAACAACGTTACGAGAAGATCCAAAACGGCGAGAAGATCAAGTTTGTCTACTTGAAGACACCAAACCCAATCAAAGAAAACATCATTGCTTTTCCACAAACTCTTCCGAAAGAGCTTGACCTTCATAGGTTTATTGACTATAATAAGATGTTCAGTAGTGCTTTTATTGAACCACTCTCATCTATCCTTGACGCAGTTGGGTGGGAAGTTGAACCTACGGCGTCATTAGAGGAATTCTTTGGGTGACATATTCGTTAACAGTATTCAAATCGCCTAGGTGGTGGGAAGAACAACAACGATTCGTATATGATAACAAGACTCATCGTCGTATTGACTTTGAGTCTTGGGAACGCTTTAGCAAATTCTTGTATAAACTATCTGAACGACCTTTGGAGGGTAAACAGAATGCAGAACTTATTTCTCCAGCTGTGTATGAAGCTGGGACTACACGATCCAACAAAAATGTACTTGCTTGGGCAGGCTGGTGTGCTGTTGATATTGATGATTGGGTGTTTGAAGGAGATCTAAAAGATGAACTTCGTGCTAGGATTGGCCGTTGGACTTATGTTGTGTATAGCACTGCTAGTTCGACATCAGATAAACCAAAGTTCAGAATCGTATTTCAAGTTGATCGCGACATACAAATGGCAGAAATCAAACATTTCTGGTTCGCCCTCCAATCGCACCTTGACGATAGAGGAGATAAACAATGTAAAGACTTCAGCAGAATGTATTATATCCCTGCAAAATACGCTTCTGCTAACAATTTTATTTTCAGCAATGATGGTGATCCTCTCGCTGTCGATTTCCTTCTGGCAGCATATCCCTACAACGAAAAACAATCTTCAGCCAGCTTCCTTGACAGACTCCCAGACACTTGGCGAGATCAAATCATTGAACACAGAAAGTCAGCCCTAGATAATACCTCGTATTATTGGACGAGTTATCAAGACTGCCCATTCCTTAACAAGAGGTTGATCTCTGATTGGAATGGAATTGCTGGGATTGATGGCAGTGGTCGATATAGAATGATCTACAAGATTATGATTTCGATTGCTGGTAATGCGGTTAGAAAGGGTTATCCTCTAACCTCTAACCAGCTTGTAGAATTGATTAAACAGCTTGACGCAGACACTTCACGTAAGTATCAGAACCGAGCATTAGATATTGAAGCAAACAACGCATTAGAGTATGCATACAAACATTCAGGATGATTAAATGAAAGCTGGAAAAGTGTGGGGAACCACAGAGTTGATTGAAGCAAATGGTGTACTAGAGTTTCACCGTATTGATATGATCAAAGGCGGCACGTGTTCAAAACATTTGCATGAATATAAATGGAACGGATTCTATGTTGAGTCTGGAAAAATGCTTGTCAGGGTGTGGCAAAAGGACTATAATTTAGTAGATGAAACAATTCTTGAAGCTGGTCAGTACACTAAGGTTAAACCTAGCGTTTACCATCAGTTTGAGTGTCTCGAATCTGGTGTTGCGTTTGAGCTATACTGGGCTGAATTTAATCATAACGATATCAAGAGAGAAAGCGTAGGTCATAAATGAGTATTATGGACAAACTAAAGAAGAATTCTAAGATCAAACAGACTGAGGTTTTGTCTGATTCTAAGTTTTTCAACGATAAAGAGATGACCCCCACAGACGTTCCTATGGTCAACGTAGCACTATCAGGATCTATTGACGGTGGATTGTCATCAGGGTTGATTGTACTTGCGGGCCCTTCTAAACACTTCAAGACGTCATTTGCATTGTTAATGGCTGGTGCATACCTTAAAGCACATCCCAAGGCTGTGATGTTGTTCTACGATTCGGAGTTTGGTTCTCCTCAGTCTTACTTTGAGCAGTTTGGTATTGACACATCACGTGTGCTTCATACACCTATTACTAACGTAGAAGAACTGAAGTTTGATATGATTGGTCAGCTTGAAGAACTGACTCGTGAAGATGAAGTGATCATTGTGATTGACTCTATTGGTAACATGGCGTCAAAGAAAGAAATGGAAGACACTCTGAATGAGAAGTCTGTTGCAGATATGTCTCGTGCAAAGGCTCTTAAGGGTCTGTTTCGTATGTGCACTCCCTACCTTGCGATGAAGAATATTCCTTTGATTGCTGTTAACCACACATACAAAGAGATTGGATTGTTTCCTAAAGACATCGTTGGTGGTGGTACGGGGATCTACTACTCTGCAGACAACATTTGGATCTTGGGGCGTCAACAAGATAAAGTTGGAACAGAAATCAAAGGCTATCATTTTATTATCAATGTGGAAAAATCTCGTTATGTTAAAGAGAAGTCAAAGATTCCTATCTCGGTTAGCTGGGAGGGTGGCGTTCAACGCTGGTCTGGTTTGCTTGAGGTTGCTCTTGCTGGCAAGTATGTGGCTAAACCGTCAAATGGTTGGTATCAATACGTTGACCAAACTGATGGTGAACTTGTTGGACAAAAGTATCGCGAAAAGGACACGCTGACCGAAGAATTTTGGTCACCTATCTTGGTCGAGACAGACTTCAAAGAGTTTGTTAAAAAGCAATATACCATTGGTCATACATCATTGGTTGACATGGATTCAATTGTAGAGGAAGCCGATGACTAAAACACCGATAACCGAAGAGTGGAAACAAAATATTGACTATGAGTTAATTCCAGCAGATGACAACGATTGGAAGGTTAGAATTCTCAAAGGCGACTTTATTGAATGCGTTTTTCACTATGGTAATGTAAAATTCGATGATGACGATATGATGATGCAGTTTGATTTTACGCTTGACTATACCCCTGATCTTAGTGTAAACTCTGATAATGTTGAGCTACAAAAGGTAGCTAGCAACATTCTTCACAGTCTTTTAATTGGAATGATAAATGACAATAAACCTTGAGCAGACCATCCTTCGTAATATTCTGACTAACGATCAGTATATGAGGAAGGTTCTGCCATTTGTACGACCAGATTACTTTGAGGGAATTTATAGAGAACTGTTTAAAGAGATCGGGCGGTTTGTTGGCAAGTACAACAAGCTGCCTACTCTTGAGTCGTTCAAGATTGAGATTGACGGTAACGAAAGGATCAACAATGGCGATTATACATATGCATTAGAGATCCTTCCAAGTATCTTTTCAACTGAACAGATCAATCAACAATGGCTATTGGACACTACAGAGAAGTGGTGCCAAGATAGAGCGGTGCATAATGCGATTATGGAATCAATTCAAATCATTGATGGTAAGCACAAAGAGCTTACTAAAAATGCGCTCCCCGATATTCTCCAAAAGGCGCTTGCGGTCTCTTTCGACACGAACATTGGGCACGACTATATCGAAAACGCTGATCAGCGATATGACTTCTACCACGAGCAGGAATCTCGCATTCCGTTTGATCTTGATTACTTTAACAAGATTACAAAGGGAGGCTTACCTAACAAGACTCTTAATATTGCTCTCGCTGGTACTGGGGTCGGTAAATCTCTGTTTATGTGTCATGTTGCTGCTAACGCCCTAACTCAAGGTCGCAATGCACTCTACATCACAATGGAGATGGCAGAAGAACGCATTGCTGAACGTATCGACGCTAATCTGTTGAATATTCCTCTTGATCAGCTTGAGTATATGTCTAAACCGATTATGATGACTAAGGTCAATGAGATTGCCAGCAAGACCAATGGTAAGTTGATCATTAAAGAGTATCCTACTGGTCAAGCGAACGTATCACACTTTCGTGCATTGTTAAACGAATTGAAGTTAAAGAAAAACTTCATTCCCGAAATCATCTTCATTGACTATCTGAATATTTGTGCAAGCTCACGAATGAAAGGTATGGGTGGTGCGATTAACTCTTATACGTATATTAAAGCAATTGCAGAGGAGATGCGAGGTCTTGCTGTTGAATTCAACGTTCCGATTATGTCTGCAACGCAAACGACACGTGCTGGTTTTGGTAGCTCGGATCCTGGGTTGGAAGATACGTCCGAGTCTTTTGGACTACCCGCTACGGCAGACTTAATGTTTGCTTTGATTTCTAATGATGAACTCGCTCAACAGGGTCATATCCTTGTGAAGCAACTAAAGAATCGTTACAATGATCCAAACAAGTATAAACGATTCGTTATTAAGGTTGACCGCTCGCGCATGAAGCTGGAAGATGCTCCTGATGCAGAAGAAAACCTAGTGCAAGATGGGCCTATAATGGACAAGGGTCATACTGCTCAAGTAACCGACAAGTTTAAAGATATCATATTTTAAGGAGAACTATATCATGGCTAAGAAATCATCTGACAAGAAATACACCTCAAAGGGTGAACGGATCTCATCAATCAGCACCAAGAACACTGATGCTGGCCAGCGTTTGCTGAACCAAGTCAGAGCTCTTAACAAGGGTAAAAATATTGTGTTCACTCTTCCAGAGAACACCAAAATCCTGAACAAAAAAGGTGAACCAATTATCAAGATGGTTAAGACCAAGGTGAATGGTAAAGAACATTTGAAGCGTCTGCAAAACTTGAAGCCTGCAAAGGCTGACGCAGAATGAAAGCTAGACTGTTTAGCTACACTCAACCCACTGAGGAGTTAAAAGGTGAGTTTAAATCGGCACTTGAGCTTATTGCCTACTGTACCAAAGTATCTAACCCAGCTGGGCAATACAAACTTGACAACTCAGAGCGACTCATTCGGCGACTTATTGAGTGGAAGCATTGGTCACCCCTTGAAATGGCAGACGCCACAATTGAAATCGAAACCACAAGAGACATCGCGCGTCAGCTCATCAGACACAGATCATTTGTCTTCCAAGAGTTCAGCCAGCGATATGGGGATCCTAACGATCTTGATGATACCTTTGTTCTGAGGGAAGCTCGTCTACAAGATCCATCTAATCGTCAAAATTCTATTGAGACAGATGACGAAGAGTTGAAAAAGACTTGGAATGCAAAGCAACAGCAGATCATTCACGAAGCTAAGATGGCTTACAATTGGGCAATCGCGAACGGAATTGCTAAGGAACAAGCGAGAGTCGTTCTCCCCGAAGGTAATACGATTTCCAAGTTGTATATGAAGGGATCTCTTCGTTCGTGGATTCATTATATTGAGCTGCGCTCTGGTAACGGTACGCAAAAGGAACACATGGAAGTAGCTAGAGCAATTGCAGAGGCAATCACAGTGATCTTTCCAATGGCTGGAGAATACGTTCATGGGTAAGAAACTTTCAACACATTATCCAACTGTAGACAAGGGGTGGTGTGAAATACATCTTGACTCTAAGGACGAATCGTTGTATATTAAGTACTTCAATGAGGGTGGCGTTGTCTTCTTCAGAGAAGAATTCCCCAATAAGTCTATGCATTACGTAGAAGATGCAGCAGAGAATTGGGCGAAAGGTATTAAGAAATTGGAAATAGGTTAATGAGCAAACGCGATCCTGACAAGTTTGAGAAGAAACCACGTGACTTCTATGCTACCATAGATCCGTCTGCGGTTAATGTTTTGATACCACACGTAGAATCTTACTTTGGATCGTTCATCGAACCTTGCGCAGGCGCGGGAGATTTAGCTAAAGCCCTTATGATGAGAAAAATGGAATGCAAGGGTATGTACGATATTGAACCTCAAGCAGATGGTGTGGTTCAACGTAACTGTCTAAGCTTAAAAGAAGAAGAGGTTGGATCGGATCGTGACTACCAATTCATCACGAATCCACCTTTCACTTGGAAGGTCCTACAACCCATTATGGACCACCTAACGCAGCTTCTACCTACTTGGTTACTACTGCCAGCGGATTACATGCACAACGTGCGTATGGGTCCTTATATGAAGCGGTGTGATAAGGTAGTGAGTGTTGGTCGATTGTATTGGGAAGAAAACAAGGTCAAAGGAGTAGACAACTATTGTTGGTATCACTTTGACAAAGATCACAAAGGAAAGACTGAGTTTGTTGGACGATAATTATGCAAGGAAAAGTAAGAATGGATAATTTTAAAACTTCACCTTTGGATATGGTGAAAGATTTTGCTATTGTAATGGGTCAACCTATTAACCTACCCCAATCCGAATGGCTTGATGATGAGGGTACAGTTGAACCTTTTAGATTCAGTCTTATTGAAGATGAGTTTGATGAGTTCTTTCATGAAAGACACGAAGCGAAAGACGCAGCTGCAGCCTTGAAGGAACTTGCAGATTTGGTCTATGTCTGTTATGGTTACGCTTCTACCTTTGGGTGGAACCTTGATGAGGCTTTGGCTAGAGTACACCAAAACAACCTTGGTCGTTGCATTCAACCCGATGGTTCAATTCATCGGCGCGCGGATGGCAAGATACTCAAGAACCCCGATTATCCTAAAGTAGAGCTTCACGACCTACTATGACAGTGCAAGATTTTGATGAAGATAATGCCATGACTAAACAAGTGGGTGGTACTCACTACAAAGACATGGCTATTCAACCCGTAACTTTTATCATTGCTAATGGGCTCGACTTCTGCCAAGGCAACATCATCAAGTATACGTGTAGATACAAACAGAAAAACGGCGTAGAAGATTTACGTAAAGTAATCCACTACGCCGAATTGTTAATCGCAAGTCTTGAAGAAAAAAACTCATTATGATGTAATTTTTCTCTTGACTTCAAGATGTTTTCGGTGTATTGTGTATATGTAGGTTGAGAAAAGGATACGAATCACCATGGCTTATGTTTCACAAGAGGACAAGTCCAAACTTGCTCCGAAGATCCGTGCAGTGCTGGCCAAGTACAAAATGAAAGGCACTATCAGTGTTCGTCATAACAGTACTCTAGTTGTCACTATCAAGAGCGGTGTTATTAATTTCGGCGAACGTGAAGATGTCAACACGTATTGGATCCACGAACACTACAAAGGCGTTGCTCGTAAGTTCCTAACTGAACTGCTAAATGCTATGAAAGGTCCTGACTTCTATGACCGTAGCGATATTATGTCCGATTACTTCAACGTCAGTCACTATACCGATATCCGTATCGGTTCGTGGAAACAAAAATATAAACTGCAAGAGGTGGTGAAATAAAATGACAATTAAAACCTTCAAGTTCACTGCATACGGTGACACTTTCACCACTGAAGCACCGAATCACCTCGTTGCGATGTCCGAAGCTAACCACGCTTTCATTCTTGGACCAGGCGCTTGGATTGATGTGAACGACACAGAATTTAAATGGTCTTCTGGTAACTTTTTTGACTAAAGTGGCTTGACATCAAGATGTTTTTGGTGTAGTGTGTATATGTAGTCAGAGGAGATGATGATGAACGGTTTTATGAATGAGCTCTACAACGCGGTCGGTAAAGAGGTTTCGGGTTACTGGAATGGCGAAGCCTTCCTCGGCAAAATCGTATCTACCCGTGTCAAATACGGCACCGATATCGGTCTTACTGTCGAAGATGGCGACAAAATCTATATCATTGACGGCACTACCATGATCAATGGCGGTGATTTGAATTACAGCAATCTTCACGTTTACTTCTGAGGTAAAAATGACACACACATACAATGTAGTATCGGCCGTTTGGTTTGGGACTATCGGCATTGTTCGGGTGCGCCCTGAACATGGCGCTGACAAATTCTACATTGGTAGCGGTTTGGGTCACGCTGTAAAAAAAGATGAACAACACATTGCAGAATGGGGAATGCCGTTCTATCCAACAAGCCTTGAAAAATTCTTTGATACCTCAGAATAGGGCTTGACATTTCTTATCAGAACCACTATATTGATCATGTAGGGAACGAAAAGGAATCACCATGAAAAACGAACTTCTCAACTACATCGACGCTTGCAAGACCAACATCGCAAATTACATGTTGATAGATGATGAGGATGATCGTGAACGCGCGTTGACCGCTGGATACGATATGATGGAATGCTTTGAAAAACTGTTGAAAGAAGAGATGCGGAATGAGTTGTAAGTTTCAAGTTGTCGGTGAAGGTTTGGATAGTCTGTTGATGACGGCAACTGAGTTTGCAGAACGGTTTGGTCATCGGTTTGTAAAACACTTCACCAAGAAGTTGCAAGACAAGAATTCTGCCCCTAAGGTTCTCAACTTGATTGGTCCGATGTATAATGGTGAACAAGATGGTTTTGAAATTGTTCGGTATGAAACTTGGGTTGTTTACGAATCGCTCAGTAACTAAGGGATGATGAGATGAAAAAGATCTGGCAGATCAAAACACAACCATGGGCGCCGTTTCTTGAAGCGAAAGCCGCTTTGATGAACAATGGATCAGAGTCTTGGAAGCCTGAGATGCGACCTCTCTTTAGTCATGTTGCAACTATCGATGTTGATACCGCTGAACAAGCGTTTGAACTGACCAATCTTTGGAACGATGATTCCAAAGTAATTTGGAAAGACAAATGTCACTCTCTGTCTGTTGGTGATGTTGTTGAGTTTGAAGATGGTGTATGGTTCATGGTGGATCCTTTCGGGTTCAGCGAAGTTTAGGGCTTGACATTTCTTATCAAACCCACTATATTGAGAATGTAGGGTTTAAAAGGAATCACTATGTTTGCGGTAAGAACTAAAGACAAAAGTTTCACAGAAGCCCACTACACTCACCTCAACGACCTGTTGAAAGATTGGTGGGTAGAATTGACGTCTAAGACCCATTATTGGGTTCGTGTGAGTGTGTAGAAAACAAAAGGAATCGAAATGACTACTCTTGCAAATACCGTTGTCGATAATATCCGTCAACTGAAGACTCAAGACGAAGTTAACTTGGTTATCGAAGCAATCAAATTGCAGATGACCTACCTGTCACGCAAAAGCATTCGTCAGTTTGCGGCTGGTGACAAGGTGAAATTCACGGGTCGTGGCAACATTTCTGTCACTGGTACTGTCACCAAGGTCAACCAAAAGACCGTCTTGGTTTCTGCAAACAATGCGGGTATGTTCGGAACCACCACATACAAAGTCCCCGCTGGAATGTTGATGGCCGCATGATATATGTCGTAATGCGGTATTACCGCGAAACACAATTTGTTAACGCAGTCGCCGCATTTGACAACCACGTTGATGCTAGTAAGTATGTTGACCAGCTCGACAAAACGTATGATAATTATGCTTACCGTGTTGACTCTATACACTTGCACCCTGCTACGGAGAACTGAGATGACTGGTTGGGTTATGAAGACTGAGTTTGTGACAGAGACTCCCCTCGAGCATGGGAACTGGTCTTCTGTCGAGTTTGAAACTGCTGATGAGGCTTGGGCATGGTGGGACGCAAAACCTACTAAGTCTAACACTCCTAGGATGATGACTATGACTGCCCCTTGGGGAGATGTGTTGGCTTCACGGTATGTGCCAGTTTAGGAGTACAGGAATGACAGATTTAATTGAACGTCTACACAATGTCAGACTAGATGGGATGCAAGAACTTTGTTGGGAAGCTGCTGACGAAATCAAACGACTGCGCGAATACATAGTTCAACAACATAACTATTTTACTGGCAACCTTGTGTCAGATGTTACTGTAACCACTGGAACCAAATACGTGGATGTTCAACCTAATCCCAACCAAAGATTTGGATATTGGAAGCGGTGAGTTGACATCTTTACAAAACTGTTGTATACTGTTCTAGCTTAACATGGAGAATCTAGATGAGCAATCAACGTGCAGGCAAGACTCACCGCGCTGCTGCTAGCGATAACACTAACGATATGCGTATGCGTAACTTCTTTCGTACTTGTCAAGAGTTGTTTAGTGATAACTCAGAGATTGCAGACTTCTGTGAGACTATCATGGAAGAGTACAATCAGGGCCGTCAGTTGCCTACCCATCCTCGTGACATTCAACGACTGTTTGGTGTCTGATGGACCTACCAATCCAAATTGACTGCTTCCTAATGACTTGGGGGTTCTTTGAAAATGATAAAGCCCCAGGTTCACATCTACACGCTCAGTTCCGACAACCTATCCATAAAAAAAGGTTACAATCTTTAGTCTCAGAAGGGTGGAAACCCTCATTCAAAGGTGAAGAACCACCGTTCTGATTATCACAGACCCAGCGATTTGCTGGGTCTTTTTTTTATAAATAGACCTGCAAATGAGTTTTATAGCAGGTGAGAAATGATTAAGACATTATTGTATTCATTCGGAATATTGGTGGTTTTAGCAAATTTTGCTCAGGCACAAACTGCACCATGCCCCACTGGTTATATTTGTACAATAGCTAATACAGACAGTACCGTAACCAGCAATGGTGAAACTACCACCAATGTTAATTCGCCACCGCCCTCAGCAATCGCGCCTGGGATAAATTTTGCCAACAGTGATCTGTGCACCGTTGGCGTATCAGGGGCTGTACAAACACAAATACTTGGTATCTCTGCGGGTAAGACTGTGAGAGATATGAATTGTGAAAAACTAAAGAATGCTAAGACGCTGTATGATATGGGTATGAAAGTTGCCGCTGTATCGACAATGTGTCAAGATCCTAGAATATTTCAAGCTATGATGGATGCTGGAACACCTTGCCCTTTTGATGGGATGATAGGAACAGAAGCAAAGACAGCGTGGGAAGCAAACCCAGATAAGATTCCAGGAGAAACCAATGGAAAGATGCTCAAGATGGATTCGTCCACTAAGTCAACAGTGCTTGGCGGTGGGGCTATTCTTTTACTGCTTCTCGGCCTCACCGCTGGCATCTGAGGTTACAACTGGCCAAACAGGCAACGCTGCTGCTATTGCGCTTCAGTGGACGATGGACAGCATACTGCCACCTCAAGCGGGATTGTCTATTAATGGTTTAATATATCAATACACAATAACCAAAGATCCTACTACAGACTCATGGGTCGTTATACAGAATGAAGTTGCTACAGGTGACGGATATATTCTCAGCCATACTGACGATTGGTCACAATTGCCTGGAGGAACAATAAATAAGTTTTTGACTTTTGGTGACATACCAACGTTGGCTATGGGTGATGGATCAATATCCGTCATAGGTGATGGTACACTATCAGATGTAAACGTTGGATACAATTTTAAGTTTGACTCGTGCGTAGTACCGCTAAGTGATCCAAGTTGTCCAGGGTTTAAAGATGCTTTATATCAATGGCTTTTAGATAACGGGCTTTTAAACGCCAGTGTTGATATAAACGATCCTTATTATGATCAATACGTGCAAGACATACTAAATAGTAAGGCGGATGTTCCAGAAGAAGCAGACGCTGACAATACAGAACCAAAAGAAGAAGAGATTGATAAAGAAGATTTAGAATCTAAGTTATCTGTGACTGACAATAACATGAAGATAGCTGAAGCTGCTAAACAGAATGCCATGCTAGAAGCCCTTAGATTAACCTCTACGGAATTTAATGCGTATTTGACTGCTTCAATTCAAGGTGGTGTATATGAAGATAATGTGGTGTTGCAAGATTCCACATTGCCTGATAATGCTGACGTGATGAGAAATTTGGCGAACAGTACCATACATCAAACGATGGTACGGTCGCAATATGAGTTAAATCCATAAAACAACGGAGAACAAAATGTTTAAGAAAGTTTTAATCGTAATGGCAGGTTTGTCAGCAGCCACAATGGCACACGCTGATAACCCAACAATTCGTGGTACGGTTGCATCTAAATGCTCCGTATACACAACAACACAAGGTGTGTTTGGAAACCCATCTCCTAATACGCTATCAACAGCCGCTGCAGATGGCGGTGTACAACCAATCGTAAGATACGATGTTGCTATTGGTAACTACTACTATGGTAGAATCACATACCCAACATCATTCACATCATCACCAAATCTTACCAGCTCTGCGCTTGAGTGGGATGGCGATGTTGAAGTCAGTCAAGTATCTGTTCCAGCAATGTCTGCTTATACTACCAATGCAGTAGAATATGACAACACGATCCAGTATGATCTAACACTCGCTGGTTCAACATGGTTTAAGATTTCGTCAGAAGCTACCTATGGATACAACCAAGCATTTCCCGCTGGTTCTTACGTAGCAAGTGTTGTTGCTGAGTGCATAGCAAAATAATGAAGAAGTTTCTATTTGTAGTGTTGGTGGCGTTTGGTGGTCCAGTTTGGGGCCACGAAATGTCACCAACGTATGTGGAGTTTAATGCATCGTACATTGACAATGTGCTAAAGACTACTATAGAGCTATTCAATAGACGTGAAGATGTCAATTACTATGAGATAGAAGTATATGACAAAGACAGGAATCCAATATCGTTTGTCAGTGATAGTAAGATAGTAAATCTTAACTATCTAGAAAAGAAGTCAATCGATGTTTATATAAAAAATGCCGATAGAGATAGAGTAGTATATGTTTGCACTTTATCTAGATTTATTAAAGATGATATAACAAAAACCAATGTGTCATCAAGGATATGCTCAAAGGTAAAGTGAGTTTGATATGAAGAAATTATTAACTATAGCATTATTACTTAACGCTAATATAAGTTTTGCTGAAACGGCAAGTTCGTTAAACTTAGCTATACCAAATGCTCAACAAAGCTATCAATCGGACAGCTTTGATGCTGGTGAGTTAAGGTGTTCTAATGCTATAGGATCTGCTACACAATTAGAGTATGGTGTGACTGGGATTATTAATCAAGGGTCTAATTACGATCCAGAGCAGTCTGCTCTTAGAGATGTTGGTGTGTATGCTAGAATAACCATACCGTTGGGCAAAGTGGCAAAAAATAGAATTGATTGTAATAGATTATTTGAGCTAGAACTACAAAAGAAACAATTAGAATTGCAAAAGCTGCAACAAGAGCTAGAGCAATTGCAACTGTTACAATTAGAAGAAATACCATGAGGATGAAATGGTTAAAGATCTAGGGGAAGAACTTGAGAATCTTGAAGAGAGTGTAGAGAATCTCAAGAACAAAGAGTTCCGTATATTCGGAATAAAGATGACTGCTGTAACGATTAGTGCAGCAGGCGCTTTGGCAGGCTCCGTAATAGGTGCACTGTATGGTGCATTTGTCATTTATGCAGACTACATGAGTATGAAAGAAATCATACTGAACATTGACGTTGCTGCAATTGATGCTAAGAATGAACTCATTGACACTAAACTAGAAGAAGCGATTTCGTACACCAAAGACATTAAGAACAGTCTAAAAGAAGATATCACTAGACTAGAAACGTCTGTTGATAGATCAGAGCAACGTGTTAAAGATGCTCAATCAAACATCGAATCTGGCATTGAGTCGATGACATCTGACAACAATCAGTTGCAGAAGGATGTTACTGAGTCTATCAGAGAAGTTGAATCCAATAACCGAACTGTTGAAAAAGATTTGAGAGCTGCGATGCGTCAGTTAGAGACTGATCTAAATCAAAAACTACAAGAGGCACTAAACAACCCTCTTTCAAAATAGTAAATGTTTTGATGCGGATAGTTGTGCTCTTTATAATTTTACTATTTGCATTTAGTACGCCATGCAAAGGTTCTACTAAACAAGACATCATATGTCTAGCCAAGAACATATACTTTGAAGCCAACAACCAATCATATGTTGGTCAACAAGCTGTTGCGTGGGTAACATTAAACAGAGTTTATAGTGGTGACTATCCAAATACCATTTGTGGTGTAGTTTTTCAGTACAAACAGTTTAGTTGGACGATTGATGGAAAGCATAGAAACCCTCGTAGTGTCAAGAAGTTTTCAGTAGCTTTGGCTGCAGCCATATCTGTCTATAATAACTATGGGCGAGTAAAAGATCCGACTCAAGGTGCTACGATGTATCACACAGTGTACATAGTGCCCTATTGGCAGAAAGATTACAATCCCACAGTTATCATAGGCGATCACATATTCTTAAAATGATTACTCTTGATCTTTTTTCTTACGAGAAGATCCTTGACCACTCAACATAATACCAGACAGCGTACCTGTCAAGAATGTTGCGATTGGTTGAATTAATTCAAAGAACTTCATGTCGTTTGGTGAGACAGACATTGGTTGTGTCACGTGAATAAGTGAATATAGAACAGCAAAGATTGTTCCAGTGAGAGTGAATGCAAGACATACCCCAACGATAAAACGCAGCTTCGCATTAAGCTCTTCTACGATATCTCTTGGTTCAGTTGGTTGTTCGCTCATGGGGTTCCTCCTTGGGTTTCAATATCAGTTAATATTTGGTCAATTGGTTCCTCAGCGACAGCTTCTGACTGTGGCTCTGGATTCAAGATTTCAGGTGCTGTTTCCAACACTTGTGCTGCAGCTTCGCCGTCATACACTAGGTCCTTTGTGCATACCCCTGCAGCTTCACACATTGGTGGCTGGCAGATTGGGTTTTCCCAATTAGCTGGGTCTTGGCACTCATAACGATAAGTGTCTTCAGAAGCGAAGACGAATACTATTCCAAGGAGTAGAGCGACAACAGGAAGATACAGGTACATTTTTAAAACGATCTGTTTCATACATTACCTACTTTCTGTTATGTAAACCATGTTTACGCGGTATTTATAATTGCGCGATCTTCCGCGCATGGTGCCTTTTGTAGTTGACTTGTTGTTTAGGCTATGGTATAAATAAGTCACCTGTAACAACAAACGGAAACAGTAATGAAACTTGGCACAAAGATTGGCTTGATCGGCAGTATTGCTGTGATTGCCTCAATGATCGCTATAGGAGTAGATTCCGCTGATGCAAGAAGCAACTTCGATCAAATCGTTATTAGTAATACTGAAGTTGATAGACTACAATACATTGAAATTAGTAAACAAATTAACTGCCTTGCTGAAAACATTTACTTTGAAGCAAGAGGAGAGTCGAACCTTGGCCAAATGGCTGTAGCATGGGTCACTCTCAATCGCGTACAAGATCCCAATTTTCCTAACACCATATGTGAAGTGGTGTGGGAAGATGGTCAGTTTAGCTGGACGCAAGATGGTAAATCTGATGCCATAACTGACCAAATAGCTTGGGTGGATGCTCTAACAACCGCATGGTTAGTGTACAACACCCAAGATCGTCAATTTGACCCTACAGATGGTGCAACAATGTTTCATGCTACTTACGTTAAACCAAAATGGCGTAAAGAGTATGATCAAACCAGTCGAATTGACAACCATGTGTTTTACAAAAACTTCGTAAAACCTTCATAAAAACGTTAACACATTTTTACAATTTAACTCATAAATATCCCCGAAGCAATGGGGCTTCAAACATATACACATTAAGGAAATCTAATGAAACTTACACTAGCCGTTCTCGCGACTATTCTTGCTATGCCTACTTTTGCGTATGCTGAAAATAATATCCACATCACTGGATCCTCAACCGTACTACCATTCTCAACTATTGCGGCTGAATATTTTGGTGAAAATTCAGGGTTTGAAACTCCTATTGTTGAAGGTGGCGGCACTGGTGCTGGCATCTCTAAATTCTGTGAAAGCGCTGATGAAAATTCAGTTGACATTACGGGCGCTTCACGTAAGATGAAGTCCAGTGAATTGTCACTATGCCGTACAAATGGCGTAAACGATGTACTAGAAGTTCGTATTGGATACGATGGTATCGTATTTGCATCTGATGCCAATGGCCCAGAGTTTGCCTTTACTCCATCCGATTGGTTCAACGCACTTGCTGCTGAGGTTGAAGTTAATGGTAAACTTGTTCCAAACCCATACACTAAATGGTCAGAAGTGGATCCAAAACTTCCTGATCAGGAGATCATGGTATTCGTCCCGGGTACCAAGCACGGCACACGTGAAGTGTTTGACCTAAAGGTTATCACTGTGGGTTGTACTGTGTTCAAAACAGACAAACTGTTCAAAGCTCGTGACGGCAAGGCGGATGGCTGCACAGCACTTCGTCAAGATGGTCGTGCTGTAGAAATTGATGGAGACTACACCGAAACACTACAACGTCTTCAAGCTAACCCAGAAGCGGTTGGTGTGTTTGGTCTTTCGTTCTATGAGAACAATTC